GTTTTATAGTTTTCTCTAAAACTACCAAATATTAGTAATAAAATAAATATAACTAAAATTGGTATTAATAATTTCATTATTATAATAATAGATAATTTTACATAAATTTAATCAAACAATTGTTTCTTTTACCGACGCCCATTGTTTTTCCAATTCCTCTAATTTATTAACCAAAGATAGGGATGGATCTTTATAATTCGGGTCTGTTTTCATAACATAGTATAAAGAATCGTATGGTGGTAAATTTTCATGACCTTTATTCTTTCCTGTATCTGATAATTTATTAGAAAAGGTATTTTTATGTTTATGAATATCACCTACATTATCTTTCGTACTTATTGCTGCTTTAATTCCTAATTTTTCATTTCCATCACCAGAACCTGGATTATTAGAAGGTAATACGTGATAATGTTCGGGTATTTCATCTATAGTTAAATGATGTTTATTGCTACCACCGGTTATTGTTTTTTTCCTACACATTCCATCACTTGGAGTTACTGTAAATAATTTCTTATCAGAAATATCATCATACCATAATAGACATGTGCCATCCTTTTTAACATTATATCCGGTACAGTGCATCAAATCATTACAATGTTCCTCGCAATTATTACTACTTAATTTACCATTATCTTGAATAAATCGGTTAATTAATCCAAATTTATTCCCACATAAACCGCTCCCTATTGTTTTATATTGTTTTCTATAATCTATATCAGAACCTAATATAAATTTATCTCTTAAATCAGGTGTTCCATTTTCACCATCACATATCTGCCATCCATCTGGCAACATACCTAAATCACCATTATAAATTGTTATAGTTCCTGGTGGCCATAGTTGTTTTAGATAACGTAACTTCTTTTTTTTTATACATTCCTGGTCAATACAAATAGAATCTTTTATTTTAATATGAAGTTTATCTAAACGAATAAGGTCGTCTTTAGAAAGACATGCATTATCTATACATATTTCTTTTGTATCAAAATTGTCACTAATAGAACATTCTTCTGCTTTGATAGTAATGTCTTTGTGAGTGTTTAGATCAACTAGAATTAAACCTGAACCAGTTAATTTCCCAACAAAACCTTCCCTATTATTAATATATACTAATCCGATTAGTATAATAGTAATAAGTAATATGAAAAAACGAAACATTTATAATAAGAGAATATTTTAAATCATATTTTTAATAAATAAAAATTCATGAATAAAATATGGAATAAGATATAACACAGCATTTAGATTTACAAGTGAAATAGTAAATACCAATAAAGCAACTAACTTACTAAATTGTTTAATTAATTTATTTGATACCATTTTTTTATGACTTACATAAAGTCTAACCAGTAGAAATAATGCAATAAACCATGACGCATCATGACCAAATTGACATATCATACTTTTTTTAGTTTTGGTATTATAAATAGGGTGGAACATATATCTATATTTAAAGTAAGATAAAGGGTGTGCTATACTATAGGTGGTTTTAAAATAATTTAAAACGTATACAACATAAACAGCTAATACTACCGACAAACAATAACTCATACTATTTACGAGTATATTTTTTTTTATTCGTCTTTTTCTTTAATTTAGTAATCCTTTTCTTCGTTTTCTTCTTCGTTTTTTTTAGATGAATTACTAATGAATCATAGCCACCAATAAAATCCCGTTTTTTTGGAGTTTCTTTTATAATTCTTGGAACTGTATAAAAATCACTTGGTATATCTTTTATATATTGTTTATAAAATTCTGAATCAGAATCATAAAACTTATAGTTTATATTTTTTTTATCAAGTAACATAATTGAATTTTTACAGTACCAGCAATGGTCTTTCCCGAAAATAAGATACATATAGGTTTACTATATTATAATCCAAACTTACTAAAAAAACCATCAATGTAATAGCATATACCTTTATAAACCTGTTTAATTTGTTCTTTTACCACTTCTGGTTGTTTTGTAAACATATTATAGGTTTCATTTTCTTTTAATAACCATTCTTTTTCTTCTAAACTATTTTTAATTAATTTTAATTCTTCATCATCATATACATTATTTTTAGGAATAAATGTAGATTTTGAAATAAATTCTGGATTCTGATTATTATTTAGTTTATATTTTTGAATGTTAGGGTCTGGTCTTCTATATCTACCAGGGATACGACTAAAACTACCATCTTGTGTTATATCCTGAACGAAGTTTTCCTGTTGTTTTATATTAAACATATCCAAAAAAGTTTTAATTTCATCATTCCGTATATAGGATATAATATAAATACACACACAACTATATATTATATTAGAAATACAGAACCCATATAAATTTAGTATCATTAACATTATAAAACAGAGTTTGCACATATTTTTTACCATTTTACTAATTTCTGAATCCTTTTTATTTATTGTTAATAACTTATCTGCTAACAAGTATAAAAGATATAGAGTTATAAAATAGATCATTATAATACTATATTATAAATTATTATAATAAATATTTATAAAAAAAAATCATATTTATATAATGGATGATATTTGGAATACACATACATTACTTGTAAATAAAAATCTGATTAAAGAAAACAAAAAGAAGACGCTAAAGGAACATGGAAGTATAATAAAAAAACTTAAACCAAGTAATAATTATAAATTTGATGAACACCATGAGACTTTTACACACAATAAAGTTACTAAAAAAATATCAGATTTAATAAGAGAAGGTCGCTGTAACAAAGGGATGAAACAGAAAGATCTGGCTGGAAAATTAAATATACCTGCAAAAACAATTGTTCTATACGAAAATGGTTCTATTATACCTGATAATAATCTTATGGGTAAAATAGAACGTGTATTAAATATCAAAATCCGTGGTAAGTTTTAAAAAAAAAAATAGTTATATAAATGTATGGGAATAAATGGACTAAATTTATTTTTGAAAAACCATATCCCTGAAATAACAAACAAAACTGATTTATCTGAACTACGATATAAACGTGTAGGTATAGATACAAGTATTTATCTATATAAATATAAATATAATGATAATAATTTAATTGAATTATTTTTGAAACAAATATATCGTCTAAAACTTAATGGAATAATTCCTATATATATCTTTGATGGTATTCCTCCTATTGAAAAAAAAAATATAATATTAATGCGAAAAAAAAAAAGAGAAGGACAATTTTTAATGATAAAAAATTTAGAATTACAAAGAACTAAATGCAAAAATTTATTTGATACTATTCATATTAATACACAAATTGAAAATATTAAAAAAAAAAATAGTAAAAATTAATAATCAAGATATTATTAAATTGAAGGAACTATTAAAACTATGTGGTGTAGATTATATACAATCTGAAACTGAATCGGATTTACTATTTAACACTCTTATTAAATATAGATATATTGACCTTGTTTTATCTGAAGATAATGATATTATTGTTAATAGTGACACTAAACTGATTAAATTTTTTAATGTTTATTCTAATAAAGTTATCATTTATGATAGAGAATTTATAATTAATCGACTTAAATTAAGTAGTTTGATGTGGATACATTTCTGTATATTTATGGGTTGTGATTATTTTAAAAAAATACCATATCCATCTGAGAGTATTTATAGAATGGTAAAAAAGAATGAAATAAACTATTTAATTAATAATAGACTTAAATTTGATTCTTATCAAAAAAAATCTTTTAAAAGAGCTGAAGAATTATTCCTTTTAGTACCAGAAATTATTAATGAAGTTATTTCCAGTAAATTTGATGAAAAATTACTAATTAAATTTATTAAACAAAACACCCATTTGAATAGGACAACTATTGATAATATGATTTCTGTTATTACCTAATTTACTTTTTTATCCATGATGTATACGTTTTTTCATTCTTTGTTAAAGGTTTGTTATCTACACTTAGGTATATACCCCCTTTATGTGATTCGGTTACTCCTTTACAAAGTTTCGAAGTAGAACAAACATCTAAAGCTTGTTTAACTGTATTATATTTTTTTCCAACTTGTTGTGGGAGTGTTGGATTTGCATTTTCTTCTTTATTTCGTTTCTTTACAGGAACTTTTAAAATTAAGTCTGTTTTTTTTCTACCAGGTAATGCACCATCAATTTTTTCCCATTTGCTATAATCGATTTCATCTATATCATGATCAACACAGATATCATAATCTATTTTAGGTTTTGTTCCTAACTTTTTATTGGTTTTTATTGGACAAACTAACCTATTCTTAGAACTATTTTGTTTAACTGTTTCGTTTGGTTTTCGAACTATACATTTGTTAAATATTTTCTCTTTTCCTGTATTAGACCTATTTTTAAATGGGAATATACATTTATTACCAGTTTTAGTCATTCTTTTATTTTCTGGGAAAGGATAGAACCCAACCGTTTTAATCTGGCCTTTTTTAACATTTAAATTTTCATTATTTATATCCTTATCATAAACACTTGTTGCACATATTAGACCTTTATCTGTTTCTTTATATTTATCATAACTAGTACCATCTGTATCAATATATGGGAAACAACAATACCCCGGTTTAGTAGGTATACCGTATACATTTTTATGTTTCTTTCCCATAGTGTCTACATCAGATCCAAATATATCACTGTTACATTTCCCATCATAACAGAACCCATATTTGGTCATCACATTATTATTATCTACTTCGGTCGCACATATATATCCATTATCTTTATCCTTATGTAATATACACTGTGTGTTTAGAAAACTATTACCCTTTACTCTGAATGGGAAAATACATTTACCTTCCTTTATATTTTTATCTTTTATTTCTTCGCCCTTAATATTTTTGATCTTTCCTACTTTATCTTCAAATTCATCATTCTGGTTTTTAGCAGCCTGTATTTCTTCATCCGAAAGGGTATATTTAATGTCTTCTATTTTAGTTAATGGTTTTTTTATCAAATCAAGGTCTATTAACTTAGAGTTACCTAATGTAATCGGCCACATATTTAATGTTGTGTTTTGTGAAAGATACATATTTTTTATATCAAAAATAGAGTTTACATATTTCATATATTTGTCTCCTTCAACTAATACATTAGTACCATTTTCATTATATAAATATTTACCCATTAGTATTTCTTCTCTTTCTAATAATGAAAATAAGATTTCTTCTGTTAATTTAGAGATATATCTTCTTTTTAATCCAGATTTTAATACTAAATTACATTTTGGGAAGTTAATTTCTATTTTTTTTCCATTTATTTCTATTTCCCCCTTTTTATTAGGGGAAGGAGTTGCATGTTTTGTTGCTCCACATTTTTTTGTTTTGTTAGTTAATCTATTATTATTTTTAACGGTTTTTATTGAACTTTTACTTATAGTTATATTATTAACTATAAAGGTTATAACTTTGAATAGTCCCTTTCTTTTTTTAGTAATATCTATTTGACTAATAATATTATAAATATCATCTCTTATTGTATCTATTTTTTTGGTTTTTGCTGAGAAAAATAATTTTAATTCACTTTTTAGGTTATTATACATTTCATCATCGGATTTATAGGATGACATAAATTTGGTTGAATTATTTTCATCTGAATTATTTGCATCAAGTTCAAATTCATAATTGAATTCTATAAAACGTAATTTATGTACGTCTTTATTATATTCTACTCTTTCTAATGGATGGAAACTTCCATCTGTTAATCCTATGGCAAAAATTATATTATCTTTTACAATTAATGAATTCGCCTCGCCACCAAGTAGTTTTATAAGTTTTCCATATTTTATAAGTTTCAATTCTGATATCTTTTTTTTAGAAATACCTTCGGTTTTATCTATACCATATGCTCTGGTAAACACGATTCTATCATTTTCTAACATAACCCCAATACCCTTGAAATTTTCATCAATTATATGATGTTTAATTTTGTCTTTTATAGATGAAACTGGTTTAAATTTTTTATAATTAATTTTGTCATAAACTGTTTTGTATAATGAATCGTCTAATTTCCAATCACAGTTATTTTTAGTAAAGTAATATAATCGTTTTACGTAATTTAATAAAATTCCATTGGTATAATTATTTATCTTTTTGTCAAATACAGTTACGAATGTTGGTTCAAATACATCCTTCGATGATTTTGCTATAATAATAGGTTCATAGTATTGATTATATTTATATAAAATACAAATCTTATTCTCATCCTTGAATGTATCTTCATAAACAGGACAATGTGTATAGAGGTATTCTACCTTGTTTTTTATTACCTTTTCAAAAATAATTATATTTAGTCCTTTTTCAGAAGAAAACCAATCTTGTTTTCTTGATAGGAGGTCTTTAAATATTATAGGGTCTTTGGGTATATTCATGTCTCCACAATATTTTTTAAAATTTTCAAATGCACCGATAATATTTGTTAGTTTATTATATAAATTTTTGGTTTTTACTAATTCTATTTTATCTTTAATATCATTTCTTAATGGAGAACTATTTAAAATAAAATCCAATAATTCTGGATATTCTTTACACCATTTTATTACTAATGTATCATCAAGATTGAACTTATCAGATGAGAATAGATTAAGTAGATCACCATTATTTAATCCTAAAAATTCAACTGGACCTAGATTTTTAATTATTTCTTCAACAAGTCTTATCGCAGACCATTTAGATTTTATTCTTTTTTGGTCATGTGTGTCATCATCTTTATCACCTTTAAATGAAGCCATTGCTGATAAGAATGATGTGTTAATATTTTGTTTTACCCCTTTTCTTATAAACTGAGAAGTTCCATCAATTAGTCTGGAGTCATCTATTAATTTTTCGTTACCATTAAGTAATATATTAAGTCTTTTATAGAGTGCTCCTAGTTTACCTTTATCAAGTGGGAATTTATCTTCACCTTGTATATATTTATCTTCAATGCGAGATTCTATATCTTTATTTTCTTTAAACACATAGGTTTCTTTTTTTAATGTTGTTTCATAACTTTTACCTTTATGTAATCCCTTTGTAATGTTAATAATAAATCCAGGTCTTATAAACACTTCTAATTTAGTTAATTTATCATATACTTCTGGACCATCTTTTGTAATAATATATACGTTATTTTCTTTGGTCATTTTTTGATTTGTAAGAAGTATAGTATCATTTTCTTCTAGTTTAATAGAACCGGTTTCTTCTAGTTTAATATAACCTGTTTCCTTTTTTTCTTTTGTTAGCATCGTTTCTTTTATAGTTCCATCTATAACTAGAGTTTTAAGGTCGAGGTTTTTATCGATTGCATAATTGATATCAGTAATAGCACATTTGGATCTTTTTATAGAACTTCCTTCCTTCTTGAAACAACATGGCATACACATATTTTTAGGATGTAATTTAGAAGCTAATAATCCAGGATAAGCTTCTAATTCGGTACCTTCCAAGTATTTTAACCATTCTGATGATTTATTTACCTGCTCTTTTTTATCCTGCCAATATAGATTATCACCACCTAGACGTATTATAATAGTATTATTACCACCAATTTGCCCTTTTTCATCAATAACTTCTCCTTCACAAAAAGGACATTTACCCTTATTTTTTATAAATTGGTCATCCGTAAGAGCAATATTATCCCTAATACACCATATACGTGGACATATAACAAAATGTTTATTTTTGGATGAAGACCCCCATTCGATATACTTTAATTGTTTAAAACCATCTGGATTTATTTTTTCAAAATTATTAAGTTGGGTTTTGGTTAATAGAATTGGTTGTCTCATTGGAGCCGCACCACAACTTTTAGTATAGGTTTTAAGGGTATCGCTTTTAAAGTTAAAAAGTTTATTATCTCTTTTACGCATTTCAGACATATAGTTCCGAATCGACATCTTTTTTAACTGTACCTGTTCAAAATCTGTAGCACTATTATCATAGTCTTCAACATTATCGTTTTCATTTTCTCCATCATTATCACTATTATTATCACTGAGTGATACATTATTAACATTGTCTTCTAAATCAGCAAAATCATCATCATCATCATCATCGTCTTCTTCATCAATTTTACTTTCTTTTACTTCAAATACAAATTCATCTTTTTTGGGGTTAGTTTTAATTTTAGATTTTTTAGAATCCTCAAAAACAAAATTTATAAATTCTCTAATTTGTTTTATTATTAAAAAACTATCGCAATTTTTTGCATCTATATTAAACATTTCTTCCTTTCTATCAAATGAAATTACTATATTAACATCAATATCTAATGGTTTTTTTTTCAATTCTTCAGCATCCATTGTTTCATTAATAATCGTTAACATCTGTAGTGAATCTGTTTCTGAAAGATTAAATAGTTTTTGTGTTTCATTAATCCATGTCTTTCTAAAATTGGATACACCCAGCTTATTATCATTTTTTATTTTTAGGAAATACCTCCGAATATTTTCAAATGAAGTAAAGTTATTTACTTTCTTGTAATTAATATAAATTTTATTTTGTTCCTTCTCTTCTGGTGTTATTTTATAAACAAAGTTAGTATAGTTAGTAATATTATTATTTAATTTAAGAAATGAAAGTTTATTATCATTCATATTTTCTATAAAATCTGTTGTTAAAAGGTCATCTAGTTTAATAGTTATATGTTTTACAAAACGTTGTATTATTTTATTTGAGAATTTTAATAGTTTTACTATTTGTTTAAAGTTAATTTCTTTATCTAGATACCTAACAACGATTTTATCCTTAAAAAGTTGTATATCATAGTATTCCTCATTGTATTTTATTTTAAGAATTAGATATTCATGGTTCTTTGCGTCTAGTTCTAATTTTTTATTAATTTTTTCTTTATTAGATAGTTCGCTATGTGTCCATTTTTCTAGTAAACTCCTTTCAATTGGGTAGCTATATAATTCTGGATCATATTTAACAAAATAGTTTTTAGGTTCTTTAAACCCACTATTTACTATCTTGGGAGTAATTTCATTTTTATATAGTTTATATAATTCGGAAGTATTTCTAGATTTATATTTGCAGAAAGTTACTACATCATCAAGAACTATATTATTAAAAATATTATAAATATCTATATCTATCTGTTTTCCAGAAAATACAACATTTTTGTATATTGTAGATTTATTCTCATTTAATTCTTCCATATCCTGTAGTTTGTTTTCGATTTTTACCAAATCTTTAATTATTGTCTTATAATTTTCAGATGTTGTTGGGTCTTTTTTGATAAATGGGAAATATATTTGTTCAATATATTCAAAATTTGGAGTTACGACATCTTTTAGTTCATTATAATCGGTTAAATAAATCGTATTGTTGTTAATCGTATTATAGTGTTGTAATAAATGGTGTGAACAATCCTTAAATGTACTTAGTATATCAGGGTCTCTTATAGGTTGTGAAAGATCACATTCCAAAATATGTTTAGTATTATCGACATTATACTGAATACCTAATATATCATTATAACCAGTAATAGTATTATCTTTGCAGGTGAAGGTTTTGTTGCTACATAGTTCTCTAAAATTATATTGTTTTTTTAATTTAATTGATTCATATTCAGAAATCTTTTTTTTATTTACCCATAGGTGTTGGTGTTTTGGTATATAATTATCACAATAAATTAGAATTTTCTTTTTAATAATATCAATAGTATCGTTCAAATTGATTAAAGCTTTAACCAGAACAGTATCTTTTGTTATTTTTTTAGTATCTATATAATATTGTTCAAGTAACTCCTTTTCATTAATAGTAAACTTATTTAATTCAGAAACACCACCATTATTAATGCGATTTACTAATACATCTATTTCAGAAAATGAACCAACAAAAATATATTTTTTTTTTGTAATTGTATTTTCAACTGTAAATATTTTGTTTTTATCAGACATATCTAATATATTAACATATTATAAATAAATTATAAAATACTATTGTATGTCATCAAGAATAAAATTAGATAAAAATAAAAGAATAATGTTGTTTATATTTGGTTGTCTTTTTGCTAGAAGTATACCAATAATTATTTTAAAAAAAATACCTAAACTGTCTATAATTATAGTTCTATTCTATTTGGGAATAGGACTCTCCTTTTTAAAAACATTTCTGTTTTCTAAATTAGAATATGGATTTTTTGGTGGAAAGGTATGGTGGAATAATTTAAGACTATTCCATAGTTTGATTTATCTTTTATTTGTGGTATTATTTATAACGACTAAAAAACTATATATAAATTTATTAATATTTGATTTAGTAATATCATTACTATCAGTAATAAATAATTATGTCTAGTCTATAAGAGGGGTGCCTGTAATCATTGTACCACAGTATTCGATTGGGTTATTACTAAAATCTTGTTTAGTATAAATATTATTATCAATGGCTACTTTTAATAGAAATATCATATTGTCCCAGAATTCTTGATTGTGACCGATTGATTCTGTCATAAGATGTGCAAGTTCATGAATACCAACAAAGGCGATTGTATTTATATCTACCAAAGTATTTAACCCATCTTTGGATCTTAGACAGAATACAATTTTTTCACCTTTATTAATAGAATAGGATGTATGTTTATTACCAGGACTACTTTCTGATATATTATTTTCATTATAATTACTATTTAGGCGTTTAATGTCTATTTTAGTTTGTTCGGTATAACCAGAGTCGTCTGATTCTGCGTTTTTTACACAAATAGCAATTAATTCTTTAAATTTACTATTTAGAACATCCATTAAATTTGCGGCCTCTTCTTTATCTGGTAGGTTTCTTACTAAATAGTTCCTACCTTTTACGTTAATATAAACAACATCTAAAGATTTGTTTTCAAGGTGTACGTAAAATACAGTAATAACTATTAATAGTAGAAAAAAAGAGACAAAATCTTGCATTATATATTAGTATAGTATAATAATTTAATTAAAATAAAATTTGAAGAAAATTAATCAGATATATATAAGTAACACTTCCCCCATCATCATGACCGACACGATTGAACTTCAGATGCTTGACTGGAAATACTATGATGAAACACAGTTTAGTGAATATAAAAGGGATGGAGAAATTAAAAAGAAAATGATAGGTTCTAAATTTATTATACAGGGATTTGGTGTAGATGAAGAAGGTAATTCGGTTGCTATCAACGTAAGAGATTTCCCCCCTCATTTCTATATCGGACTAGATTCGTATATTTCAAGAGAGAAACTGGATATGTTTGTAAAAACGATTAAAAACAAACTTCCATTTTACTGTAAAAATGATATTGATGATAGTTATGATATTGTTAAGAGGAAACATTTCTATGGATTTGATAATGGTAACGAATATCCATTTATCCGTATTCTGTTTAAGAGTCTAAAATGTTTTACTTGTTGTTCTAAAATACTGGAAAAGGAGTTGAAAGTTCCTGGATTTCCTAAAAAAATTTATAAACTATATGAAACGAATATTCCTCCTCTACTTAGATTTATTCATTTTAAAAATATTAAACCAGCAACCTGGATTTCATTTAAAAAATCAGATATAGTCAAATCATTCGGAAAAAGGAAATATAGCACAAATGCTGAATATGATATAAATTGGAAGAATATTATTCCGATTGAGAAATCTACATTTGCACCTTTCAAAATCGCTTCCTTTGATATCGAATGTGATAGTAGTCACGGTGATTTCCCTCTACCTAAAAAAACGTATACTAAATTGTGTAGAGAAATACTTTATAATATCAATAAGAAAAAGAAAAAGATTGATATTAATACACATATTTATAACTATATTAAAGAAGCATTTTCGGATAAAGTAAAAGATATTGATAGGACTATTAGTCGTATTTATTCAAAAAATAATACGAAACCATCAGAAATGAAATTGAAAATAGCATCATCCAAATTGTTAGAGTTATATAATCGGAAAGAAACCTATGATATATTGGCAAATGACATTCTATTGATGTTTAAAAATGATGAAAAACATATTCAGGAATTGATAGAAGACGCGTTCTGTGATATTTCAAATCCAGAAGAGAAGACCAATTTTGATATTACTACTATTTACACTAAACAAAATAAGAAACCACCACTATCCTATATTAAGAAGGCTTCAGTCCAAGTTATTAAACTATATAATAAGTATATTAATTCTTCCGATAATGAAGAGAGATTGGATGATATTATTTCAGAATTTGCAACATTTCTGAATTTGACAAAGGTGGAAAGAACCGAGAAATATAATAAACATGATTTGAATATTATCTATCTACTTATAGACCAGATATCGATTACATTAAATAAATATTTTCCAGAACTAGATACTTCTAAGGAGGTTATGGTTAAACGGTTTGATAACTACATGTCTCAGATCCTACCAGATGTAGAGGGAGATAAAGTGATTCAGATTGGTACTACTGTTCAAAAATATGGTGAAACTGATTGTTATCTTAAACATATCCTTACTTTAAATGGTTGTGAGGAAATAGATGGATGTATTGTAGAATCGTTTGATAATGAAGAAGAAATGCTATTGAGATGGAGTGAATTTATTCGTGAATTAGATCCAGATATTATCACTGGTTATAATATTTTCGGGTTTGACTATACCTATATGATTGAACGAGCAGATGAACTTGAATGTATCGACGATTTCTGTAAAATGTCTAGAGAAATCGATAAGGTTTGTCCTCTTGTATGTAAATCACTATCCTCTTCTGCACTTGGTGATAATACACTACGGTATATTGATATGGATGGTAGGGTTCAGATGGATCTTCTAAAAATTATTCAACGGGACCATAATCTTCCATCCTATAAACTAGATTATGTAGCTGAAAACTTTATTAATAATAAAGTAGTGAGTTATTCTGATAATAAAATTATTATTAAGGGTATTCTTTCGCTAAACAAAGGAAACTTTATTACATTTAATGTAGATAAAGATAAATACAAAGATGGCAAGAAATTAAAAATTACAAATATTAACTATGATACGAATGAAATAGAGGTAGATGAGAATATAGATGAATCTATTACGGCATGGACATTAGCGAAAGATGATGTATCTGTGAATGATATCTTTAACTTTCAGAAGGGTTCTGATTATGATAGAAAAGTAATTGCTACATATTGTATTCAGGATTGTGCTTTGTGTATTCATATCATTAATAAACTAAAACTAATTACGAATAATATTGCTATGGCTAATGTTTGTAGTGTGCCCTTGTCCTTTATCTTCCTAAGGGGTCAAGGTATTAAAATCTTTAGTCTTGTGAGTAAGGAATGTAGGAAAGATAGATTTATTATGCCCGTTGTAAAATGTAAAAGGGATGATAAAGTAAAATATAATTCTAAATTTACATATTCTCAAGAAGAAGGTATGACAAGAACTAATGAGGGGTTTGAAGGTGCTGGTGTTCTAAATCCGATGAAAGGAATTTATCTTGATGTGTATTCTGTTGTTCTTGATTTTGCATCACTATATCCATCGTGTATTATTAGTGAAAATATTTCACACGATTCTATTTGTCTTGATAAAAAATATCTAGGCGAGGAAGGTAAGAAGTTTATTGAATCTTTGGGGTTGACATATAAAGATATTAGTTATTCGACCTATAAATGGGTAGATCCTAGTATTCGTAGTAAAGGTAAAGTTAAAACGGGAGAAAAGACTTGTCGTTATATCCAATTTCCAGATGGTAAAAAATCTATTCTTGGTATGATTGAAGCAAATCTTCTTGCTGAAAGGAAGAAGATGAAAAAGAAAATGAATACAGAATCAGACCCTATTCTTAAAGAAATTTATGATGGTGAACAGTTGGCTATCAAACTAACATGTAATAGTCTTTATGGACAGCTAGGTGCAGAAACCTCTCCTATCTTTATGCTAGACTTGGCGGCATCAGTAACAGCAACTGGTAGGAAACTTCTCTATATGGCGAGAGATAAAATCGAGAATAAATTTGAAGGTGCGGAGGCACTCTATGGAGATACCGATAGTGTTTTCATTAACTTTAAACCTAAGGATGAGAATGGGAATCTACTAAAGGGAAAGGAAGGTCTTAAAAGGGCAATTGAATTGGGTGTAGAAGCAGAGAAGTATGTTCAGAATTTCCTAGAAAAACCACATAAACTGGAATATGAAAAGACATTCTGGCCGTTTATCCTGTTCTCTAAGAAAAGGTATATTGGTCATAAATATGAATTTGATATTGATAATTATAAAGAAACTAGTATGGGTATTGTTTTAAAAAGACGAGATAATGCTAATATTGTAAAACATGTGTATAGTGGTGTTGTAAAGAATATTATGATTAATAAAGATATCCCGAAGTCGATTACAGACCTAAGGAAAGATATTATGAATATGATTAATGGAGTGTTTCCTATGAATATGTTGGTTATTACAAAAACACTAAAGGGTACCTATAAGAATCCAGATCAGATTGCTCATAAGGTGTTGGCGGAACGTATTGGTAAACGTGATCCTGGTAATAAACCAATGGTAAATGATAGGATACCGTTTGTTTATATCGAAAAGAAAGAGAAGAAGGGTCTTGTTATTTTGCAGGGAGACCGTATAGAAAATCCAGATTACATAAAAGAAAATAAACTTACACCAGATTATAAATTCTATATTACGAATCAGATTCTGAAACCGGTGTGTCAAATCTATTCTCTTATCATTGAGCAGATGGCAGAGTTTAAGAAGGAACCTGGTTATTATGAGAATAAGTATAAATTTCTACTGCGTTCAAAAACAGAAGAAAAGGCAAATCAAAAAATAATAGATATGAAAATGGAAGATACATCAGAGATTATTTTTGGAGATATACTAAGGGACATTGAAAACCAGAGGAAGAAGGTTACTAAAATGACTCACTTTTTCAAGAAGAAGTAATTTAACAACATAATTTTATCAAACAACAAATCCCGATACAAGATAGAACACTAATAGCTACGATAAATACATACAGGTCATAAATATCATATCGATTATATATTTCAAGGAAGGGATATTGGTCGAAATAACAATTTATAGTTTGGTTATTATATTTTTTATAATATTGTTTTGCATTATATAGTGAAGTATTTGTATCTGTTTTTAGACTACATGAACTATTGAAAAATGTGTAGAACCCTTTTTGTTTATTATTTTGATTGAGGATATATTCAGTTCCATTCTCAATTATAGTTACATAAATACTAATTATAGGGGATCGCGACATACACTTTTTACCACAATAACAATCACCCCATAGATCATCGTCAGAAACATTGGTTGGGTAGTCTATATTAGTTACATTACAATTTTCTAATTTGTAATCTATTGGAGTGTATCTATCATACATCATAATACTACCCATAGTAATGAATAAAATACAAACCATAACACTTACACATACCAGACAACACGCTCGTTCTTTGATGCCACTCATTTTGTTGTTTATTTGTATATAAAAAATAATTTTCAATTTTTATTTAAAGAGGTTTTATATGTTATTAGTAATGGCTAGCCATCCCCATGTTGACCCGTGCGACTACTCTAAGGTTGTTCAAAAACTACGCGATTTCTTTCTAAAGAAAAACTACAATGAGGTGCATACTCAGAGTCGATTGAGTATTCTTGCTGCGTGTGAGGATCCTGAGACTATCGCAACATTTACATATGGTGGACAGGTCTGGCCCCTCCCCCAGACGGGTCAAATGTGGCTAGAGTACGAACTATTGAGGAACCCGGAAGCTGAAGGTTTCTTTAGTGTTGGAACTAGTTTCCGCAATGAACCTAACCCGGTTCCTGGTCGTCACGAGAAAATCTTCCCTATGTTTGAGTTTGAAATCAAGGGTGGTCTCGACAAACTCCTAGAGATGGAGCGTGAACTCCTTGAACACCTTGGGTTTGGTGCCAAGGAGAGTTTCCCTGGTGATGACTATGATAATATTTCAAAGCATTATGGGGTTGACGAGCTCGAGAACGAACATGAAGACCTTCTCTGTAAGGAGCACGGTCCGGTGTACTTCATCGAGATGTTCCCGAACAAGACTTCGCCTTTCTGGAATATGCGCCAGTCGCCTACTCGTAAGGGTCTTGCGAACAAGGTTGATGTTATCCTTCATGGTATGGAGACGATTGGTTCCGCCGAGCGTTCTACCAGCGCTAAAGAGATGAGGGACCAGTTCTATAACATTAGCGATGGCGGTTATGCCAATATCCTATTTAGTAATTTTACTAAGGAGCGCGTTGAAAAGGAACTTGATGAGTTCCTCTCGTTTGATTTCTTCGAGCGTAGTGGTGGTGGCATTGGTTTGACACGCCTTATTCGCGCGATGAAGCTTAGCAACCTTCTCTAAATTAACAACTAGTGTTAATAAAGTTTAAAATAAAAATTATAAAGTAATTAGATATATAAATCTACTATTTATTGTACGTTGTTGCATTAGTGTTTTTGTAACCGTCAGGCTTTTTGAATGTATCCTTTTGAATAATTTCCGTTTTTTCCTCTTTTGCGAAATAATTGAATATTTTTAACATATAATTGTTGAATTATAATATTTTTTAGAAATATACGCCATATTAATATATTGTCTTAATATATAAATGTCTCTATTAAATAATAATAATAATAATCCAGATTTTAATAAGGTTCTAGCTAAAGCTAAGGCTGATGGCAAGGCTAAACTCCACCATCGATATATTCTGGAGCAACAAAAAGAAAGAAAACGGCAACAGAACCAGAATAAAGCAAATAGAGTGTTTTTTGGACTCAACTCTGAAAATAACTTTGTACCTAACCCCAATTCGTCTCCAGCAAAAAATAATAAGAAAAAGAATAAAAATGTAAGCACCTATAATAGTAGAAAGAACAAGAACAAGAACCTGCGTTTATCTAACAAAGAGCAACAAAAACTATTAAATAATAATAATAATAATCCAGATTTTAATAAGGTTCTAGCTAAAGCTAAGGCTGATGGCAAGGCTAAAGCGGAAAATTATAATATAGAACAAAGATTAAAAAATCTTAGAAACATTCCAAAGAATCCAAAGAATCCAAATAACAATGGAAAAAATAATAAGACTTTTACTCCAAATCCATTACCATTAATACGACCTGGTGTAGAATCAGTATATCCATTAAATACAAAAACAACCCCAAATACAAATAATAATAATTTAAATCTTTCTAGTATAAATAGTAAAAAACCGAATCTCTTCAATAATAATCATGCTGTTAATAATCATGCTGTTAATAACATAATAGCGATGGCCGGTCCCAGAATTCAACAGAAGAATACTAATAGAAACCCCCGGAACAATACGAATTTTTTTAACCGGCTTGAGAATTCTTTACAGGTACAAACTTCACCATATCAGAATAACATGTCACTCTACCCCAATGCAACTCATATATTAACCCATTCTTCTAAAAATAATAACATTAACAGAACCAGAAACAGAAACAGAAACAGAAACAGAACCAAAACACGTCGGCCTAGAAATAGACGTGAAACATTTAACAATAACTTACAAAAACCTTATGTCATGATAAATGGTGAACTGGTTCCGAAGGTTCCAAGTCGTAGTCGTTTAAAAAATACACGTAATGCTATTACTAGAAAAACAAAGAAAGGATTTCGTTTATTTGGTAGAAAAGTTAAAAACACAAGTAAATCTATTAGTAAAAAAACAAAAAAGGGATTTAATTCATTGAAGCGTAGTGCGAAAAGTATTAAAAAATCGTTCAGTTCTAAAGGTAAAACCGAAGAAAAAAGGCTTCTGGTTTTGAATAAAAAAATAGATGAACTTAATGATAAAATTGCTAGGTATTTACTATTACAACTCCGTGCACAAATAAATACGAAGAACCATGTATTTAATAAATTGACTTCACCTGATAAAAAGATCCCATTAAATGATATGAATTGCCTTATAAATAAATTCAGAATGGAATTAGTAGGTTTAGAAAGAGAAAGGAGTACTATATTACCCCCTAATGATGAAACATGCGTATACCAGTAAAAAACATAACATTATTATAATTATTTGCGGCTTCTATAACCCCTTCGTCAGCAACACTGCCACCTGGTTGTGAGATGTATTGTGTATTAATTAATGAAGCATTATCAATAGAATCTCTAAATGGGAAAAACCCATCAGAAGATATAGATATCCCTTCTATTGTCTTAAAATATTCTAGTTTATCTATTTTTAATTCTTTTGGGTTTTCTTTAAAATTCTCTAACCATAACTGTGTTTCATGTTTAGACATATCATTTTCTATATATTGAATTGTAGCATTAATTTTATTTTGGTATTTAGTGCCTTCTTTAAAAACTAAATTATCTGTAATAGATTTGTTATTTCTTAGAAGATAAATTTCAGCTTTCCTTCTTGCTAATTTAACACAATCAATTCGACTCTGTTGTCCTGCACCGATTCCAATAGTTCTACCTTTATATGCTATACACACTGAATTAGATTGTGTGTACTTTAGTGTAATATTCGATATAATAAGATCATTAATAATAGTATCATTAATATTTTTATTGTTAGAAACTATCTTTTGTAAATCGTGTTTACTAAAAATATAGTCATTATTTGATTGAGAAATTGCAACATTCTTAATCATTTTATATTCTGTATATGTCTGATTTTCTAAATTAATAGGAGACCCCTTTAGAATAATAAAACTATTCTTCTTTTTCTTTTTTAGAATATTAAACGCTTCTGTATCAAACGAGGGGGCGATTATACCATCACATACCTTTGACTGAATATATTCCGCCAATTTAACAGTAACATTTGTGTTTATAGCAACAAAATCACCAAAAGATGATTTAGGATCACATTCTCTAGCATTTTTATAAGCCTCATAATCATCCTCACCAATTGAAACACCCGCTGGACTAACATGTTTAAAAGAAGCCGCTGCTATTTTGTTAATAGAGTATTTTATTTCATTTACTAAATACCAACTATTTACAGCATCTAGAATATTAATATAACCAGGGTTTCCATTTAAAATAATAAAAGGGAATTCTTCTTTATTAGTTGAAAACACATTTGCCTCTTTTTGATAAGGATTACATCCATATTTAAGTTTATAATAGTGTTGGATATGGATATTGCTAGACATTCTATAGACCACTATACATTTATTTAAATCTAAATATATATTATATGGAAAAGGTAGGGAAAATTGCTTATAATTCGACCGCTGCTTATGGTAGATTCAAAGCTACGACTGGATTGATGTTAACATTTTTAATATCTAGTATTCTTCTTGTATGGGGTGTCTATAATTTATATAAAAAAATGACAACTAATGTTGCTGTTGCAAAAATATTAGAACCAGATTGCCATAAAAATAAATTCTCAGATAATCAAATGAGTAATAACAAACTACCACATCTTTTATATACGTGTAGTCTAAATATTAGATACAAACTCGATAAAGTCTATAATTCGTATATAGGTTATAATGGTAATAAACAGTATTATAAAGGACAAAATATTAAAATCGCATATGATAAAAATGATGTTAGGGATGTTGAGTGGCCTATTAGTATATGGCTAGTTATTATACCTATTATAGCATCTATTATACTATTTGCTTTATCGTATTCTAATTATTATATGACTAAAAATAACAAAGACTATGCCGCAATTAAAGGTAGTTTTAACTTACTAAATAATTTTACCAATTTAACAAGAAAGAAAAACAACTTAAAAAAATAAAACACATATAATGTAATCGTCATGTTTGAATATATTTATGTTCCGGCTTATATGCCTACTGAAGATGGAGGGTGGTATCTTTATTGGGCGCTAGTTCATAATCAACAATATCTGAACAGTTCAACTGACCAGTTACAGAAATATGTGTTCCGTATTCAATTCCGTCCAGATTCTTGGAACATGTATTCTATTTCTCAGAATGCTAATTCTAAATACGAAGCAATCCAACAGATTATTTCTTCTATGAATGAAATTAATTCGCATCTCCACAATCCTTCATATGAATACTTTAGTACGGTTGATAGTATTGGTCCAGATACCATTAATTACGAATCTATTCTACAACACTATGATTTTATTCTTGAGCAACTTTACAATTGTTCTCCTGAAGTCTATCAAATTAATGCAACTGAATGGGTGTCATCTCTTGCTTAGGCAGAATAATGATATCCTACTACACAAGGTTCTTGTTTGTTACAACAATGAAATAATCCATTAGTATTACAAATATTGCTATGTTTATTACAAGAATTTGAAAAATTCTCACTTTTTTTAAACCCAACTCTACAAATTTGACATAGATATATTTTTTCGTCTGTGGGTTTATTTTCTATAACTTCAATTGTTTTTTTTTCTATAATTTCTAGATCTTGTATTACCCATTCTGGTAAACACCATTTATCACACAACATTTTCATATGGGTAATCGAAATATTCTTATACATTACAATCTTTTTGTATCTTAGTGTCTCTATTATACTTTTTACTATATCTATATCTTCACATAATTCTGTTTTTTCATCATCATCATTGTATTTTATCAAAAGACTAATAAACCAATCTGCATCGGTTAATGATTCTATTTCATTTTTTGTAATTGTTAGTGGTTCACCCCTACAGTAAAATGTAATAGTTTCCATCTTATTATATTTTAATTAAAATTTATTCATCAATTTTTTTATTATCTTCCTTTAATTTATTTTTCATATTAGTAATTCCTATCTCCCAGAATTTATCAAATGTTTCCTGTGAAATTTCATCCTGACATTCGGCCTCATAATCGTGTCCTTCCTTTTTTCCCTGAAAATATCTGAAACGGTGTCTATGATAAGCATCACTAAATGTTCCTTCTCTAATCTCCTTTTTTTTATAGGACAAAGAGTAAATACAATTTTTACATTTTCAGGTGCCACTTTATCCCAGTCATAATGACCTGGCTGATTATCTACAACTATCATTAGTTTATTTTTAGCCATATAATCAGCTATTAGTGGTTTCCATGTTCTAAACCAATTATCCTTTAACTTTTATCCTTCTTTAGACTTCTCAAAATTAAACCCATTAAACATAACCCACCTCCAAAATAGTCTTTCAAAAGTTACAAACCTAACTGGGGTTACAATCTGACCCCCCGTATCTGTGATAGAAACCGTACTACCAGTATAACACTCCTTTTTGTCAAATTCTATAGTGTATCTTTTTTTTTCTTTAGGCAAATCTGAATATGCAACAATATATGACATCGTGTTGAAATAATAATAAAAATTGTGTAATCAATTTTTATAATAATAATAATAGTAATAATAATTTATAATTAAATTTAGAAATAAGAATAATCCATAAAGGTATTCATAGAATCAACACCAAATGGTTCAACCTCATTTTTTCTATAGTTAACAAAACTAGACGCCGAGGGTTCCGTAGTAGCAGGAGCATTCTTAGAGGCAGCACCATCAACCTTTATAATAGGGAGTGGTGGTGGGTCCGTAGCAACATCATTAGAGGGAGTATCTTCAATAGGGTATGGTGTTGTCTTAGCAACAACATTAGTGTGTTCCCCATTAGAGGGTACCCCATTAGCGGTGGGGTCTGCGCTCGTGTCGGAAGGGAGTTCAGCCGGGTCATAAAGAGGTTCAGTGGGGTCATCTTCATCTTCATCTTCATCTTCCTCCATTAGTTTATTAATTTTATTAGAGAGTTTATTAAGTTTCTTTCTGTCATTATTTCTAATTCTTGCAGCAAGTCTGTTTTCTAATTTATTATAACGGTTATTCCTGTAGTTATTATTTCTAATATTTTTAGCATGTAGTATACGTAAAAAATGATTCCTTTCTAGTTCTGCTTTGTTTAATTCTTTCTGTATTTTATTGAGTTTAGAAGATTCCGAATTTTTAGCTCTTTCGGATTTAAGTTTATTAATTTTCGCATTAACATTATCTAATTTAGTCTGTACGTTATTAGTATTTCTATCATTAAAATGATCAATAATAAGTTTAATAACAAGAACACAAACAACCGAGATTAACCCATATTTTAGAACACTTTTAGACATTTTAGACAACTTCATAATAATATATAATAAGATATTATTTTTGTTTAAAGAAAAAAAATAGATTAGATATAATGTCCAAAATTAGTGTTGAAGATTTGAAGGGATTAGTTAATATTATTACTGTTTGTAATAGACGTGGTGCATTTCAGGTTAATGAACTAGAATCAGTGGGTATTCTATATAATAAAATTAGTGTTTTTATTGATGAAACAGAAAACAGGGGACAAGAGGCATCGAAAATGAAAGAGACGGAAGAACTTAAAAAACTATTGTCTGAAGATAACACTTCTTCCGATGAAAACGGTGGTCATAGTGTGACTTATTAATTGTTTTGTATGTTATTTTTTTTTATTATAATAATAGTCTATATTAAATGGGTAATTTAATATCTGTAGATGATAATGAAATATCAGTCATAAAAAAACTTTATAAACTAAATAAAGATGAATTAAATATAGTTTTTAATCATGTTAAAAAGGAAAAAATAACAAATATAGAATTGGGATTTATTAATTCTATAAAGAATACTCATTCTAAATTAAAAAATAAAATAGAGAATGATTCCTTTAATTTAGTAAGTAGATTTTTAGAAAATATAGTTCCAAAAGAGGAAACGGTTGTACCAAAAAAAAGAGAATATAGTGTAAAGGAAATGTTAATTATATTTAATTTACATAATTCTAAATATACAGAACAAGAACTTAAATTATCTTATAAAAAACTTGCAATGAGATATCACCCAGATAGACCTAATGGTAACAATGATAAATTCCAGTTGATTACCAGATTTTATAACGCTTTAATCGAAGATCTGAAATTAAAAGAAGAAGATAAACAGTTTAATGAATTAAAAATGGCTTCCCAAGATTATATAACTAAACAATCTAGTGATAACAAACAGAATATAAAATTAAATCGTTTTGAACCTAAATTATTTAATAAAATTTTTAATGAGAATAAAGTAGAAGAAGATGATGATGGTTACACTAAATGGATTGAAAGTAATTCACTAAGTGATAAAGATATAAAAAAAAATAGTAAACTATCTGGTAATTTTAATTCGAATTCATTTAATAGCACATTCGAAAAAGAAATAGAACATCCAAAAGATATAGTTGAATATAAAATACCTGAAGGATTGTTTTCATCGAGTTCTATACAACCACAAGAATTAGGTATAACACAAAAAAATTATACTACTAATTCATATAGTGATTTTAAAGAGGCACATACTACTAGTAGAATCGGAGGAATTAATACTAGGTTAGAAAAATATAATTCTGTTGATGAACTAAAACATAAAAGAGAAAATATAGTAAAACTTTCTCAGAATGAATTAGAGGAATTAGAAGTATATAAACAATATAAAAAGAAACAAGATGAAGATAGACAGATAAATCTAAAGAGGAATGATGAAAAACATTTTTCTAATTATAGTAAAATTCATGATCGTATGTTACAGAGTAATATATTGCGATAGATTCTGATAATATATTTATAATAGTATAATAAATTATGACAAAAACATATCGAGAAAAATTGTTAACTGCCGTTAAGGAATTGAATATAGAATTACCTAAAGGTAAATATATAAAAAATGATGACTTAAAAAATATTCTAATAAAATATCTTGCAGGTAATGGTAAAACAGTAGTGACTACTGATACACAAGATACTAAAACTGAAATAATAAATAGCACAAATAAAGTAAATATTAAAAAATGTATTTATCCAAAAACAAAAAAACTAGTAGCAATCGGGGATATACACGGCGATCTTTCAGTTGCTATAAAATCATTAAAATTGGCGAATGTTATTAGTTTGAATACACCCAATAATACGACAAATATTTCTAATATAAAATGGACAGGAGGTTCTACAATTGTTGTCCAATTAGGTGACCAAATAGATAGAGTAAGACCAAGTAAACTTGTAAATGATCTATGTCAGGAGAATGATAATCAGTTAAATCAAGATGAAGGTTCTGATCTAAAAATTATTTTTCTTTTTGAAAAACTTCATGAACAGGCAATAAAACAGGGAGGTGCATTATTTAGTATACTGGGTAATCATGAATTAATGAATGTTGATGGAGATTTTAGATATGTTAGTCCAAAAGAATTCAGAGAATTTGGTACATTTTTTAAAGAACAAGAAACAAAGAGTCCATATCCATATGGATATAATACACGTAAACGGGTATTTTCACCGGGTGGTAGTCTTTCTAAAAAATTAGCTCAATCTAGATATTCTATATTACAAGTTGGTAGTTGGGTATTTGTTCACGGAGGAATGACACCAGAAGTGGCGAATGACTATACTTTAGACCAAATTAATGGTATAATACATAAGTGGTTAATGGGAAATAAGTCTACACTATTAATGGAACATGTTAATAAACTATATCATAATGATAACGATTCTTATTCACCATTTTGGTCAAGGACATTTAGTGATATAGATGAATGGAACTCTTTATCTGAACAAAATTTTAATAATACTCTTAATATTTTAAATCTTAAAAATAAAAGAGATGCTAAAACTGAAATAAAGGGTATGGTTGTTGGTCATTCACCACAATTTATGTATAATAAAGGATTGAATTCAGCCTGTAAAAATAAATTATGGAGAGTAGATGTTGGTATGTCCAAGGCATTTGGTATGGATAAGAATACGAATAGAAAGGTACAGATTCTTGTTATTGAAAATGATTCACAATTTAAAATTTTAAAAGAACAATAATATATATGACAAAACTTTTATTAGATAATAATAGTAAAGATAAACTAGAACTATATTACCAGGATGATATAGATAATATAAATCATGCACAGAAAAACTTATTAGAATATATAGAATATCAGAATGAAAAAATAGATAATATAGAAACAAATATGTATAAAATAGAATATAATACAAATTATGGACTTAATAATTTAATATGTGCAAATAATTATAATATTTCATATAAAGGTGTAATAATAGGGGGTATAATTGGTTGTGTTTTTATGTCTCCGTTTGGATTTTTATTAGGGTTAAAAACAGGAACGGTTATAAGTATGTCTGGTATGCTTTTAGGTTCGGTGGCATCATATAAATTACAAGAAATAGAACCACAAAAATAATTATTCTATCGTTTTAAGTAGTGTAGAGTTAAATGAAAATTTTTTACAATATCTACAAGTTCCATCTTTCTTATAAAATGGTAAATAGAATGAACCATTTATATGGTCTTCCTTACATAAATTACTGAAAATAATGTGTTGTCTACAGAGAGGACACTTCCTATTTTTAACCTCTATTATACATTCATAATGAAAATGATGACCACACGGGAGTTTAACTATTTTTGGCGATTCTTTATTTTTAAAATTAAAACACCCCCTTTTCTCTGGGATATGTAGTAAACTATGTTCTGTAAATGTTTCAAGACAAATAGAACATTCTTTATCGTTCATATTATATAACATAATATATTTTATTATAAGTATTATTATGTTTTACGTAACTTACTTAAAGCACTCTGGATATCTTCTTGTGATGGAACGAGACTATTTTTAGGGGATTGTGTTTTTTTCTTTACTATTTTAATTTTTTTAAGTTTTATATCACTACCTATCATACTAAGAAAATTAGGTCGAACTATATCTGGTTTTTTTATAGTATTATAAATGGGTTCTGTTTTATGTTTTTTATTTTCAAATATGATATATGCAATTTCAGGATCTAAGTTGTCTTTTTTTAATTTATGTTTTATAGTATTAATATCCAATCCAATTTTTTTCATAAAAAAATAGTGTTTATATTTCGGATTATCACCGGAAATATCTTCTTTCTTTTCATCTTCATCTTCTATGAATGCAAATTCATTTGGTGAATAAATAAGATTAGTCGATAATTTCATCTGTGATATATTCCATATTATACCATATTCCTTTTTTGTTTTGTTAATCCAAATATTAGAAATTTGTATCAAAAATTTACCATATATTTTAGCTTTTAATTCTGTTATATCTATTTTTTTATTTTCTTCATTAAAAATCAATACATTATTATTTCTGTTATAATTTACTCTTAATCTTTCTGGAAAAAATGAAGTGTTATCTTCCTTTAAACTATTTTTAAATTTATAACGTTTAAATTTCTTGTTATTCTTAAAAATTTTATTTATCTTTATAACAAATTTTAAAAATGTATTTATATCTTTATCATGTTCGTGAGATAGGAAAGAAAGATCTAAATAATTATTATTACCTTCATACCTGGTCATATTAAATGGTATAAATAGTAAAGGGGTCTGTACCACCCAATTATTATATTCATTATTTGTTTTATATTTGATTGAATAGTATTCAATATTATTTATAAAAATTCCCTTTTTTAGAACAATATTCTTTACTAAAAATTTGTACGGTTTATATTGAACCTGTACCATATATAGTAATTGTTTAAAAGTATTTAAATTTATTTATTTACTAAATAAATATGTCCGATGAATCAAATAAAGAAATATGTCCAATATGTTGTGAAGAGTTAGATGGAACGATTTCAACGTTATTATGTGGTCATAAATTTCATATTAAATGTATTTATACTTCATATATAGTAGAGACTCATAATACAAATTCAAATATTCCACAAAAGAAATGTCCATATTGTAGACAACACGGAGGATTTCTTGAATTAGAACCCAACACTATACCTGTTAAATGGATACATAAAGAATATCCAGACTTTATTAAAGCGAGTCAAAATAGAGATGTTGAAAAATTAAAATTATACATGAACCCAATCAAATGTTTTTCTATTTTAAAAACTGGAATAAATAAAGGAAACCAATGTAATAATAAACACATTAAAGAAACTTATTTTTGTAAGAAACATAACTAGAATTTTTTTAATTTTAAGGAAACTTTATTATATTTTTCTCTGTTTTCATAAATTGTTTTATGTGCATCAGATACTTTAGTTTCATCCTTTTTAAAATATATACTTAGACCATTTAGTAATGTCTTTTTATTTATACCCTTAAATGCAGGTGTATTTTTATAAACCAGAGCACCATTTTTAATATTAATATGTTGAATATCATTTTTCTCCATATTTTTTATTAACATCTCAGACAGAGCCTTTAGTTTTTTCTTTCTTTCTCTAATTGCTACACTTAACTTCGTAATTTCTTCCTCAAGACCAAGATATTGTTTTACATTATTGCTAAATTCTTCTTTATTTAAATCATCCATATAACTGATATAATCTATTTCTTTAATATAATTAAAGAAAAAAACCTTTATTATTTTATGGATAAGCAAATTATTATAGACAATGTTATTTATAATAATTATATAGAAAAAGAACCAGAGTTTAAAAACGGTGATCTAAATAATTTTAAAATGTATTATAAAATCTTTCCAGAAGATTTTGTTCGATTAAAAACCAACACACTTATATCGTATAATTTAGAGAATAAAATTTATAATAGTGGATTTATTATAAAATTCATAGAACCTAACATTTTTATTCTTAAGGATACACAACTACTCTATATTTGGTCTATTAGAGTAGATGATGAAACAAGTGTATTTGTTAAAGATTTAGCTTTATTTAGAAAAGAAAATAAAATAAAAGATATATTATTTGAAAAATTTAAAAATGAAAACTAATCTTCATTTTCTATTTCAAACCGTTTAATATTATAAAAACGACTGAGTATTTTAGCGCCATTCGTTTTATTGTATCCATTACAAACATAGTATCCATTAAATTGATAATCATTACATTTTAGTATTTGTCTAATAAAATTTATAGCTGGGAATTTCTGTTTACTAACTCCATTTTTATGTAAACAAGTTAGTGAGGTTGATTTGTATTTTGATTTTACCTTTGGTATAATTGAATAAAATTTTTTAATTAGTTCAGGATCTTTCAATTTCTCTACTGGTATACTCAGACCAAATAAATCCTGTTCTGTTTTAATAATATAACCAAGTTCATTAAACATCTCAATAATTAGAGGTTCCATATATATTTACTTATAAATATTTGTTTAAATATATAAATGGATACTGATGAAGAAATAGAAAAAATTTTGAATGAAATTTCTTTAAAAAAAAATACAAAGGGTCTTAATCAGGTACTTGAAACAAATACTAAAGTAATAGATTTAATTTATTCTGACTTTTTAAAATATGACATTAATAAAAAAAATAAAGAAGATGTGACTAATTTTATACAAAATAATTTCGAATATATCGAACTCACAAAAGACACACCTACTTGTTGGATTTGTTATGTTGACTATAACAAGTTTTATAATTTAAAAATACATATGAGAGGATTATTTATTAAATTTAAAACAGATGATACGATTCTAGTAAAATACAACAAAAAATATTTTGTAGTTAATATAAATGATAAAGTATTTTTTAGAAAAATTAGTAGTAAAGATTTAATTAAAATGCATCTTGTTGACGCCATACAGTAACTGGTAAACCTAGTTTTAAATAAGTACGTATGGTATTTGGAAAGTATAGTTACCATTGGGGACTTCTTTCCAGTCTTGTTCTTTGTTCCTTTGTGAGGTTAGTAAACGTTTCGAATATTTCTTATAAACGAGTTCTGTTGCAATCAAGATATCACCTATTTTAGCTACAATTTCCCAAGGCCAAATATTATTCTTATTTCCATCCATAAAATAACTACCTCCTACTTTTAACTCTGTAGGCAAACTACAACTATTTTCTTGATCTATAAATTTTTCATCTATTTTTTTTCCATCAATATAGACCATTAGTCGTACCGCATATTCATAAATAGTATATTGGGTTTCCTCCCAAAATAAATCTGGAATTACTTTAATATTCTTGATATGAAGACATATTGGTCCTGGTTTTACAAAGACACCTCCAGTATCACCATAAGCGTGGTTAGAGAAATTATAGTCATTATCACTATTTTTTGTAGCTTCATAACTTTTTAGGCGTTTTTCTACATCTGGTTCTTCTTGTTCAGAAATACCAGGACTAAATTCTAGGTCTAACTTATATGAACCACCCCTTAGTTCCGAACCGTATGGGCTCCCAGGTGGCGGACTACCTGCGTTAATTGTGTGTGTTTTCTTGTATAGATTTACTGTCGTCATGATGAAGTTGTTTAATAAATAGATTTAATGTTCTAACGAATCAATTTTTATTCCTACCAGATACATTTTAAATCTTAATATATAGTATAATGAATTATAGTGAAATAAATTTCTCCGATACATTCAGTGTCCAGGAACAAAATAATGCCCCACAGGTTAATGCTCCACAACTAAATACTGTCGCTAATAATCAGCAGCCACCTGCTGTTAACAACCAACCCCCACAGGTTAACACACCACCCCCACCAGTTAATAATAATAATATGAATATGGACAATAGAAATGTTCAACAACTTCCAAGTATGAATAGATTAGATTCTCTTTATAATAAACCTTCTCCTAAGACGGTTGTAGAACCTGTAGAAGAACCACCAAAAACTAATAATGTTAAACTAATTCAATTAGGTGTTATTTTAATGTTTAGTTTTCTAACTGCACTATCATGGAATGAAGCTATTAGATACTATATTGGTCGCTCCATTAAATTTTATTCTGGTAAACCAATTTTTTATGTGTATTATGCTTCAACTGCTACATTTTTAATGTGTTTATCTTACCTTTATAGTTATTTAAAATAGTATTTTACTTAAGACTATAATTATATATCTATGTAAATGGATTTTTCTTTTATGAAAACTGGTAGATCACCTGTAGTTAATAATAATAATACAAATGATATGCTAAATATGTTGGAACTTTTTACTTCAAATGCTCTAAAAAATTCAGCAAGGTTTGTTGAACTATGTAACCGTAATGGTATTACTGAAGCTGATGTAAAATATGGTTTGATTTATGAGGTTTTTGAGTTTTTTAATAGACCTAATAATCTTCAGGAACTAAATGAGATTGAAAAATTAAATGAGGAGGAATATGAAGAAGACGATTCAGATATGGAAGATATTATTGTGGATGATTCTGAAATTGATGATTTTAAACGTATTGAAATTGATGAAATAGATAATGAAGAAGATAATAACTTTGTAGTTAAATTGTATAATTACTATGATAACTGGGATAGTTGGAAACCACAAACCCCCCTTGAACAGGTTCTACAAAATGCAGTTAATAAAATAAAATAATTTATAGAAATTTATATTATTATTTTAATGAGGATTCCAATATTAAATAGATTTACTTGTAATAGAAAACAATTAGATAGCTATATTAATAATTTTAGAAGTCAAAACATAAAAACTATTATATCATATATTAATGAAAATCCCAAAGATAAACTACAAAATTTTTCTGAAAATAAAAGGATTTTAACTAAAACACAAAATAATACTATCGCGTTAAAATTAAGTTCCCTTGATGTTTATAATAACTTTAATGAAACTATCGAACAATCTAGAGAATTATGTGGAATAGGTATTGAAAATAACAATAAAATAGTTATAGATGCTGAATATTATTCTATACAGGATCAGATTAATGAAATTTCAGATATACTTTTATCAGAATTTAATAGAGATAAAATAAATATTTATAAAACATATCAGTTATATCGTAAAGATTATTGGCATATATATAAACACGATTTAGAAAAGGAAAGGAATTATAAAATCGGATTTAAAATAGTAAGAGGTGCTTATTATGATACTGAAAAAAACAATTCATGGATACATGATAGTAAAGAAGATACAGATATATATTATAATAAAGCTATAATGTCTTTCTATAATTTTAATAAATGTTATCCAGGTGATAAAATCATATGTGCTACACATAATAATAACAGTATTGATATTGGACTTGGTTTAAAGTCTAAAAACATAGAATTTGCACAGTTAATGGGTATGTCCGATAATAAAACAAATGTTATAGCACAAACTAGTTCGGTCTATAAATATATACCATATGGAGATTTTTCGGATACTTTCCCATATCTTACACGAAGATTATATGAGAATTTGTCCTTTTATAAATATTTATTTGAATAATTTTATATTTAAATATTATATTATGCCTAAATTAATAAATGAGAATGGGTATATTTTACAAGCTACAGAAGAGTCGACGGCAGCACTATTATCTGCTGTAAAAACACCTAGTGTAACTCTGAATCCAGGTACTGATATTTCAGAAGATCATTTTAGTAGTCTTGGATTGGCCTATGATATTTCAGATAATAAAGTTAAATGTTTACAAATGAATGCCGATGGCAAATTGCTATGTGATGTTGGTAATCTAACACTAAATACTGGGGCTTTATCTGTAGATAATTCAGGAGTAGAAACCGGTCTTTCAACTGTTAATACAACACTTCTGGGTAATCTAAAAATTATTAATGGTACTAATGGTAGTGGGGATATACCTTTGACGGTTACAGATTCTTCTTTAACCGGCGCCCTTAACGTTACTCCACTTGTAGCATCAGATAATTTTACAAGAAATGCTATATTTGCTTCTGATCCCAGCACTGGGCGAGCGCGTATTGTAGAATGTGATAATTCTGGGAAATTACAGGTTGGTGTAACTGGGAGTGTTACCGCTACACTTTCTACGATTGATAATGAGGCTATAGATGCGATTACTACCGCTGTTTCAGTTGGTAATGTGATTGCAGGAACTAATTCTGTTTCTACAGGTTTAGCATCTAATGTAGCTCATACAAAAACGGTTGTAGTAGGTGTTAATTCTAATAATGAAGGAACTCCTATTAAAGTAGATACAGATGGAAAACTTATTACAAAATCTGATCCACAATCTACTACTAGTGCTTTAACAGCGATTAATACATTAATAGATAGAACTGTAATGGTTGGACATTTCCCGGATAATAATACAGGTGTACCTTTAAAGGTAGATGGTACTGGGATTTTACAAATTGCAGGAACTGTAGAACTTGGAACAACAGACAATACTGTTCTTGATACTATAGCAGGAGATACTACTTCTTTAGATGATAAAATCAGTAAAGGCGCAGACGTGACACTAGCTGGAGCTCAGCAAACAGTAATATACGGTCAAGATTCTGTCACCCCTACTACTTTACGTGCTTTAAAAACAGATACAAGTGGTAATTTACAAGTTGATGTTGTAGCTGGAGCTGTAACTGCAACTCTTTCTACGGATGATCATGATGCTATAGGTGCTATTAATGATTCTATTCAAATAGGTGTAGATACCGGTATTACTCCTTCTACTCCTACAAGTATTGTTGGGAAAATTGCTGGGAATGTTTCCCATCAAAGAAGTGTAATGATAGGTGTTGATAATAGTGATAATTCCGCTCCAGAAGGTGTTCCATTAAGTGTAGATGGCGATGGTGTTTTAAATGTAGCAACTGATTTTACAAGTGGTAACCAATCAGAATTAACCGAATCAAAACAAGTTGCTGTATACGGACTAAAAAATGGTGGTGGTGGTGTGCGCATGTTAGAACTTGATGATTCAGGTAGACTTAAAATATCGAATACTGCTTCAAGCGGTCCAATTGATGATACACCAGCACACGCAGATAATTTTACAAGACAAGCAATTTTTGCTTCTGATGGTAATAATGCGATGGTAGTAAAATGTGATAGTTCTGGTAAATTAGAAGTTGATGCTAATATCACAGCAGGTAATATTACGGGTTTTAATCTTGAAAGCACCCAAACCGCTATGAGTGCTAAACTACCTTTGGCCTTAAGTGGATCAGGCAACTTGAAAGTTAGTATTGAAGAAGGGGCTACACCAGCTATTACGGGTTTTAATCTTGAAAGCACCCAAACCGCTATGAGTGCTAAATTACCAGCCACCCTCGATAGTGGAAATCTTAAAGTTGCTATTCAGAGTGGTGCTACACCAGCT